ATATAGAATACCAAATCGGTAATATGTCTTGGTATCCTGTTCAAGATGAGAACGGCGATTGGCAGTTACTCTCTACAGGATCTTACGCTAACAAGAGCCGTTTCGTGAGAGTATCTTACGTTAATGCACAGCCCGGATACTTAAACAATGACGGAACTGCAAACTCAGCTGCAACCGGCTCTATACCTAAAATAGGTTCAGGTTCATACAATGGATCTTTCAGTGGTTCAGCTGGTGATCTATACGGCGGAAAGACTAGCGGTAAAGCGTTAAAGCTGTTTGAAAACATAACAGGTGTTCCTGAAGGTTCAACAAACGCTACTGAAAACATACAAGGACTCGTTCCAGGTAACTACGATATAGCTTTCAGTCTTCTTAAAAATAAAGACTGGTACGACTACGAAGTAATTTATGCTCCAGGTCTAGCCATTCAAAATGCAGAAACTACCCTAGCAGATGTAATAACAATCGTCGAAGGTAGAGGTGATGCAATTGCAGTACTAGACACAACAGCTAAAAACCAAAGTGTTTCTAACGCTGTAAATAATGCAGCTGTAGCCGATACTAGCTATGCCGCTACATACTGGCCTTGGGTTCAAGTAAGATCTAACGAGACAGGTAAAATGCGTTGGGTTCCTGCTTCAACTATCATCCCCGGTGTGTATGCATATAACGACAAGATTGCTGCAGAATGGTTTGCACCAGCAGGTCTAAACCGCGGTGGACTGCCAACAGTAATCGGTCCTGAATACAGATTAACAAAGTCTAACAGAGACAACCTTTACAACGGTAAAGTAAACCCAATTGCAATATTCCCTGGACAAGGTACAGTAGTATATGGTCAGAAGACCTTACAAACTAAGCCTTCTGCTCTTGATAGAGTAAACGTAAGAAGACTATTAATTGCTCTTAAGAGACAAATTGGTCAAATTGCTGAAAACTTCTTATTCGAGCAGAACACAGTTGCTACAAGAACTAAGTTCGTCAATCAAATGACTCCTTACTTAGATTCAGTACAACAAAGACAGGGTCTATATTCTTACAGAATTGTAATGGATGAAACAAACAACACTCCAGATGTAATCGATAGAAACCAATTAGTAGGTGCTATCTACTTACAGCCAACTAGAACTGCTGAATTCATTATACTTGACTTCAACATTCTACCAACTGGAGCAACATTTGGTCAATAAGTTATAGAAAATTTATTAAACCGATATTTATATTAAACGAATAGAATATGCCACTAATAGATCCAAATGAGTTGATGTATACGGCCTTCGAACCCAAGGTTCAGAACCGCTTCATAATGTACATCGATGGTATCCCTACATACCTCATCAAGAAAGCTGCTTCACCTCAAGTACAGTTTACTGATATCAAGCTCGATCACATCAACGTATACCGTAAACTTAAGGGCAAAGCTGAATGGCAGGATATGGCACTATCGCTTTACGACCCTATCACCCCTTCTGGAGCCCAAACTGTAATGGAATGGATCCGTCTATCTCACGAATCAATCACAGGTAGAGATGGTTATTCTGACTTCTATAAAAAGAATGTCACTCTAAACATCTTAGGCCCTGTAGGTGATATCGTAGGAGAATGGGTGATCAGAGGCGCATACGTTAAATCAGCTAACTTCGGTGAATACGATTGGTCTAACGATCAGTACATTACGATCGAAATGACAATCGCTATGGATTACTGCGAACTTAACTTCTAAGATAACCTTAGCAATTATTTTAAAGAATCTCTTGGAAATCCCAAGAGATTTTTTTATTTTAATATTTATATACGATGTTACTAGAAAGCCAATTAAAACGATATCTTGACGGAGAAGCAACAATGCTTTCTCAAATGCTTGATGCTGAAAATGATCAATTAAAGTTTGCTAAATGGAAAGCTGAAGTAGCTAAACCTATAAAAGTTGTTTCTTATAAAACCCTACCTGTAGCTAAAGACGTAGACGATTTGTTAAAAAGCAAAATATTAAAAGTCAAGACTAAGCAGTGCTACGACAACTCTTTCTACACAGCGTACTCAGGCGGATCAGGCATTAAATACTGCGAAGGAATAGCTTCCAGGTACGTACCTCTCGATCATGCTTGGAATTCTTCTAATGGTAAATACTTTGACTTAACTGCTGAAATAGCTTTAGGAGACTATTATAAGAAAAATAATATAGAAGGCGATCCAACTTTTGACGAGTACATCCTTCTTATCGAACTAACCTCTGCTGAAATAAAGAGCTTTGCTTTAGAATTAGGACATTCTGGACCGTATGCTTTAGCTTACTTCTACAAGAATGTTCTTAAGAAATGGGATAAAAAAATTATTAGAAGCTTGAAGACTGTTTTCTAGTAGAAAATCAATCTCCGGCATATTTATATATACAATACAGTTACTAAATAAAAATCTATGAGCGAATTTAAGTTACCGACCGAAACAGTTGAACTACCGTCCGAAGGACTCTTATATCCCCAAGATAACCCTTTATCTAGCGGTAAACTGGAAATGAAGTATATGACAGCAAAAGAGGAAGATATCCTTACTAATGCTAATCTAATTAATAATAACACGGTTCTAGATAAACTACTACAATCTCTAATCGTCACTAAGATTAATTTTGACGATCTACTAATAACAGATAAGAATGCTTTGCTGATTGCTGCAAGAATTCTAGGATACGGTAAAGATTACAGTTTTAACTACTACAATCCTATTACAGGAACTTCAGAAAAAGTCACCGTCGACTTAACAAAGTTAAAAGAAAAGAAACTCGATAGAAGTTTAGTTAAGACTCCCGGTGTGAATGAGTTTGAATTTAAACTACCTACTACCGGCAATATTGTCACTTTCAAACTACTAACTCATAAAGATGAGAAAGATATTGAGAGAGAACTTCAAGGTATGAAAAAAGTCAATCCTAACGGATCTAGCGAAGTAACTACCAGGTTCAAAAAGATTATCACATCGATAAATGGAGACAGAGATCCAAAAGCAATTAGAGGCTTTGTCGATGTTATGTTAGCACCCGATTCAAGAGCTCTAAGAAAACATATTACCGAAATTCAACCAGAAGTACTTCTTACGTTTGACTACGAATCTGATACACACGTTGAGGAGGGCGTAGAGATTCCAATCGGAACAGAATTTTTTTGGCCTAAGTCCTGAGCATAGACTCTACCTTTTCAAAGAAATACATGAAATAGTATTTCACGGACAAGGAGGTTACAGTTGGTTAGATATATATGAAATGCCTACTTGGCTTCGCAAATACACTTTTAATGAAATGAAAGACTGGTACGAGAAGCAAAAAGGAGAAGAAGATCTAAACGACGCAACTAATAATAAGAGAGAGATTTACAAACCAAACATAGCTCAGAAACAACCTACCTATAAAGTACCTGCTCCAAAAAAGTAGGTACTCCCTATTTATAATATATTTAGAGATACTATGGTAGATGCAACAAATCCTACAGGCGATCAAACTCCCAGCCCTGAATCATTAGCTCAAATAGAAGCTAAGATTTTAAGGTTAAAAGAGTTAGCTCGTGAACTTAATATAGAGTTTAAAAGCGTAACTTTAGACGCTCTTAAACGAGATACTACTGCTCTAGACCAAACGCTAGCCGGTTTAGAAGATAGAGTAGATAGGATGAAAAGAGGATTTTCAGAAGTAAGCGATACCTTTAAGAATGTAGTTAAAGATATAACCGGAGTTGACACTGCGAGTAAAGAGATAACTAAATCTTTTAGAGCGTTAGGAGGAATAGCCGATAAGTTTAAATACGACCAAGAAGGTATATCTAAACTTAACAGAAAAGATATATTATCCCTTCAAGAAAAAATAAAAATACAGACATCGGTTTTAAGTTCGACGAGAAAAGAATTACAAGAACTAGCAAAATCTAGAGCACTTACAGAACAGGAGAAAGCACAGCTTATAGAGATTAACGGAATTCTAGATGAGAACGGAAAATTAAAGCAAGAAGAAGGTAACTACTTAAATGACCTGGTAAAGCTTAGCCAGACTCGTTTAAAGCATGAAGAAGAAATTCAAAAGAAGTTAGGATTAACCGGAAAGTTAATACACGGTATAACTGGTGCTCTAGGTAAGTTTGGTATCGATACAAAATATTTTGAGGATATAGAAGAGAGTATGGAACATGCTGCTGAGCATGGTAACATATGGAGCACTGCAATGGCAGGGCTTAAAGGTGTGTTTAAAGGTATTGGTTCAGCCCTTAAAGATCCTCTGGTACTTATGGGACTAGCTGTCGGTCTTGTAACTAAGCTAGTCCATCTAGGTATGGAGTTCAACAAAGAGGTAGCCGATATCGGTAAACAGTATGGTTTATCTGCTGATGCAGCAAAAGACCTCTACCACTATGCTGAAGAAATGGCAGTACATAGCGGTAAGGAGTATATGACTAAAAAGAATACCCTTGCCGCTCAACAACAGCTTAACGAAGCTTTTGGTACATCAGCCATCTTTGGAGAGAAGTTAACAGAAGGACAAATACTACTTACAAGAAACTTAGGACTTAGCGGGGAAGAAGCTTCTAAGCTTTCGATGTACGCAATGCAGTACAACACTACTCAGGAAGATCTTGTAAAAAATGTTGGAAAACAAAACAAAGGATTATTTAGCAATAAAAAAGTACTTGCAGAAGTACTTAAGACAGAAGGGCAATTAGCTGCATTCTATAAAAACGATCCTGCTCTAATTGCAAAAGCTGTAGTACAGGCTCAAAAGCTAGGACTAACTCTAGAACAAACAAAGAATATGACAGATAAGCTGTTAGACTTTGAGAGTTCTATTGCAGCAGAAATGGAAGCAGAAGTTTTAACAGGCCGTGATTTAGAGTTAAGTAGAGCTAGAAGTTTAGCTCTTGAAGGAAAAACAGCAGAAGCGGCTGAAGAGATGTTAAAGCAAGTCGGCGGTATTAACAACTTCCAAAAATTAAATAGGATTCAACAACAGGCAATTGCTGAGTCAATGGGCATGTCTGCTGATGAGTTAGCCAATTCGTTACAGAAACAAGCTCAGTTAAATAAGTTAAGTGCTGCACAAAAAGATGAGATAAAGAAACTAAGAGCAGAAGGAAAAGGTCAATTAGCGGATCAAATAGAACAAGGTATCGCCCAAGGTAAGAGCTTTGAGGTATCAAAAATGCAAGTTGACACTCAGACCAGGTTTGCCGAAGCTATGGAAAAAATGAAAGATGTTATAGCCTCCATAGTAGAAGGGCCGATGGGACAATTTGTAGAACTTTTAGCAGACGGTTTTAAATTTGTATCAGATATAACTAGAGGTATAGTATTAGCAGTAAAAGGTGTAGGACAGTTTATAGGTAAGATTGGAGATATTCCAATCCTGGGAGACGTGCTTAAGAAGTTTGCTTCAATAGGAGCAATCATAATAGGGTTAAAAGGATTATCAGGTATTGCAAAATACTTTACCAGAGGTTCATCTCGCAGTAATCCAACTTTTAGTGAAGTAACTAATCTGGGTGCTGGTGGTGCAGGAGCAGGAGGAGGTGAAGGTGAAGGAGGTGTAGCAGATATGCTAGGCGGCTCTAAACCCGGTAGTAAGTTTAAGATGGGAAGAAAGCTTGCTAAAATGGGCAAGTTCGGTAGATTCCTTGCCGGTACTGGTAAGTTTTTAGGAAAGATAGGTGGAAAGGCTGCACCACTGTTAGGAGCTTTAGGATACGGAGGTGTAGCAGATGCTATGAGTGGAGCCGCAGGTGGCGGAGCAAGCGCAGGCGCTACAGCTAGTGCACCTGCAGCAGCAACCACCCCCGGTGCTAAACCGGTATCAGCGAATGTTAAAACAGCCGCTCAAATAAAAGCAGCTAACCCCGGTATGACATCTGCAGAAGCTCTAAAACAAGCTAAAGCAGCTGCACCCGCAACTCAGACAACAGCTGCCGCTGCCTCTAATGTTGCTAAAACCGGCGGAGGTGGATTCTTTAGTAGAATATGGAGCAGTATAAAATCAACAGCTTCTGCTGTAGCTAACCCTAAAGGGGCTATAGGAGGATGGTTAAAAACAAATATAGGAGGTTTCTTAAAAAAATTAGTTAAGATACCTATTGTTAGCACCTTAATAGAAGGTGTATTTGCAAATAACGACATTAAGGAGATGATAGCAGGTGATAAAAAAGGGCCTGAACTATCACAAGCAGTCGGTGCGAGAGTGATGCAAGGATTAGGAGGTGTGTTAGGCTCAATCGGAGGAGGCGCTTTAGGATCTCTCATACCTATCCCAGGCGTAGGTACTATCTTAGGTGCAATGGCAGGAGATGTTGCTGGTAGGTGGCTAGGAGGATTGGTTGCAGACTTTGTAGGAGCAAAACCTATCGGTGATGCTGTACTGGGTATGTACGGAGATGAATTAAAAGCTGCAGGAAAAACCGGTCCATCCAAGGAAGCTACTCCTCTTCAGGAACCTAAATTAGCAACCGGAGGCGTAGTAACTACTACAGGTGTAGCAAAAGTAGACCAAGGAGAAGTATTCTTAGGAAAAGATACTCGCGATACTATTGTTGAAATGGTTAAAGTTCTAAAAGAGCATACAGCTATTTTAACTGCAATTAGAGATAAACAACTTACAGTGGATGCAGATAAACTAGCCTATGCAACTTCTAAAGCAACCGTTACAAGTTACGGCAATGTTTTAAATTCTAACTCACGTATAAGATAATATTAAAATGCCATTAGTCGACTTATTAAATAACCTCGCTAACTTCCCCTACTATTACGGAGGAACCGGTAACTTCATACAGAAGAGCTTAAAATACGGAAGAGACCAGCAATTTGGAGCAAGTAG